GAGTAGGCGACCGCTTGGGCGGCGGAGGCGGCGGCGTCGGCGGAATGGGCGGCTGCGTAGGCGGAGTAAGTGGCGGCAGCTTCGGCAGCTTCGGCAGCTTCGGCAGCTTCGGCGGCGGCGGTGGCGGTGGCGGAATGGACGGCGGCGTAGGCGACGGCTTGGGTGGCGTAGGTGGCGGAGGCGGCGGCGGTGGCGGAGTAGGCGACCGCTTGGGCGGCGGAGGCGGCGGCGTCGGCGGAATGGGCGGCTGCGTAGGCGGAGTAAGTGGCGGCAGCTTCGGCAGCTTCGGCAGCTTCGGCAGCTTCGGCGGCGGCGGTGGCGGCGGTGGCTGCGTAGGTGGCTGCGTAGGCTGCGTAGGTGGCGGAGTAGGCGTAGGTGGCGGCGGCTTGGGCGGATTTTTGAGCATTCTTTGCGTTTTCTACAGATGGGACTAAAGAAAGTATCGCCGCGTGTTGTTCTAATGTTTCCTTATGCAGTGCTTTAGCGAGACTAGCCGCCGCGCGCAAAGCAAGTGGCAAATATCTTTGTATAACTAGCCGCGCTACTTCTTGAGCAAGCTGCAAATCATCCAAAACGCCAGCACTGCCAAGCTGGCCAATACCAAGGCGGCGCAGTCCTTGTGTACGGGCAAAATCAGTAGACCAGTGGAGATCATTAAGCATAATTTTAAGCCGGCGAAGTACAGGCGAAACACAAGGAGGATCGTCGGAGTGCGGCAAACCCATTGCGTAACATACCGCAGCTTCTACACACATCTTACCGGGGATAGGATCCCCCATTCCGGCTACTAGCCCCGCATCAATGACAGATAGCACCTTACTTGCTAACTGCTCGTCAATAATTGCTTTAGTCATACTTTAGCCTCATGTTTGAAAGTGTCGGCGGATTTATCTGCCCAGTGTCGGGCAATCTTTAGCTCAATTCCTAGCGGGATTTTGAAATCGTAATTATAAATGCTTCTCATTATTGTATAAATCTCATTAGTCATGCAATCTATCACTATAGACTTTACTTCGTCAAGACATTCTAGTGAACATTCTAGAATAATTGAATCATGCACTGTGTTGAGTATTTGGCAGTCTAGCTCGGCGACGCGCTCCCATATTGCCCGCAGAGACAACGCTACTACCTCAAAACTGAAGCTTTGTATGGGATAGTTAAATATCGACGTGCTGTTAGTGACGTACCCCGATGATTTAATCTCAGTATCCGGCCAGTAAAATATCAGCCCTGATGCTATTCGTAATTGCTTAGTCTTAGCTACTTCATACGTCCATTCTGTTTGCGTTTTGTAGATTATTGCGTACTTCTCACGGAATGCTGCGTAATACTTTTTCTCTTTCGGAGTGCCGGAACTTCCGCCGAACAAGGGGCGGAAGGTTTTAGCTTTTGCTGATTGCCTTCCAATTCCGAGTATTGAAGCCGCTAGCGCGTGTACATCGTCGCCAGATCGGATAGCTGCTTCCGCAACAGCGTCTCTTGTGAGGTCAGCTGCGGCACGGAACTCAAGTTGAGCGAAGTCTGCTTCGATGATGACGTATCCCTCTCGAGCGACGAAACACGGCTTAAACGCCCGGTCGAAATTCTGGAACTGCATACCGCCCTTACGAGCACTAGAACTGAGTCTGTGAGTTTGTACAATAGCTTGGTTAAACGCTGCATACATTCTTTCCCCTTTGTCTGCCTTAGCCTTCATCTTAGTTAAGTTTTGCATCGGTGTCTTGAGCAAAGATAGGGCAGTAACCACCCTCTTAAACTCTTTTTGTTCTGGTGTAGTCGCTACCAGCGCCGTAAGTACATCCTTACTAGTCCCCTTCTCCCCGGTACACGTCTCTATCGGATTTCCCTTGTAATCAAGCACTTCGGGGAACTTCATCTTTTCGTACAAAAATTCCCTCATCTGCTTTGGGGATTTCAGGTTAATCCCTCCGGTCATACGCTCAAATTCCTGCATTAGCGCATCGTAGCGGACTTTGTAATCGTCATAGGCTACCGTAACCCTTTCAGGGTCCATCCCCATGCCATAGCTCTCTACGTCGGCTAGAACCGGCGTGAGTAGATTGCGGCAAAGCGTAACTCTTTCGAGGCGTAAATCGAATATCTCTTTTCGCTGCTCCAAGAATATCTTGTGTGTGAGCGCCACGTCTTGCGCGCAATACTTTTCCAGCATCCCGCTAGGTATGTTGCTCGGGCAGACTCCACTCTTGACAAGTAAGCTCGCAATTGCGTCTTTATTACCCAAGCCTCGCCGGGTTGCAGTCGCTTCGAGCGACAGTACCGCTTTAAGATTCCCATGTAATACCTTCTCCGCTAGCAGCGTGTCCCATGCGATAACCTTGCGAAGATCCACCCCGCACCTTGCTAGCCATTGCAATTCAAATTTCGCGCCGTGCGCTACGATAAAGTCAGCGGCCTCTATATCGTTCACTAGCTCCGTTTGCGCGTATTCATCCCCCCATACCGCCTCTGTACCGTCGTCAAACCATAGAGGATGGGCCGGTCCTAGCTGCCAGCAAGCAAGCAAGATGCGGTTATCGTTCTCGAGCGCAGACCCTTTCTCAATGTTCGTGGTCTCGAAGTCTAAGACTAAAAAATTATCGGATAAATACAAGCTAGGGTCGGTGTACATTATACTATAATCACTCAATAATCCCGCGACTGTAGTCCACCGTACAAGTAAACTTGTCGTGTAATCCGCTCAGTTTATTCTTACAAAGCGATACGCCAATTAGGTTATTAACCTTCATAGACTCGTCCGCCCCCAGTCCTAGCATTAGATCCGCGCAAGCTGGCAAGCCGGTTTTGCTTGAGTCTACGTCCGACATAGTGAGATAAACCTTATTCGTCGCACTGTCGCCTGCTTGAGTAATTGACACGACTAAGACGTTAAACTCTTTCGCAATGCTTCGAGCCTCAATACCTGCTGCCTCAAGTTCCGCCGTCCGAGACTCGGACCGCAATTTCATGTTGCGGATTTGGTCAATGACGACAACATCTGTTTCTCGTCCTGTGAGAGCAGTTCGTAATCCGGCGAACGTCGCGCCTTCCGCAATGTAGATAGATCCGAGTGCAGCCTTTGCAATGCGCTCCGCACTTCCTCTTCTGTCAGCCCGTATTTCGCTCTTAGATACCTTAAGTAGACGGCCTCGTATTCGATCACGGATATCTGCTCCTGGTTCTTCATTGCAAAAATACAACACATTCAGATTCTGGTGCAGAAAGCCTACCGTCAGATTAATCGAAAACAGCGTCTTGCCCGTTTCCGGCCTAGCGAACACTAATACATGGTGGCCGCGCAGTGCGCCCCCATCTAACCTATCGTTTAGCTGCTTTGGCCACAGCTTGATGTAGTTTTCCGCCGGCTTGTCTGCAAGTAGATCCTCGGTGTCCAGTACATCAATCAACTCGGATTGCGGATCGCTCGCATTACTTGAGTGTCCGACACTGACACTTCGGTACTGTTCAATGAGGGCTTGGATAGCGTCCGATGGACTCCTGTTTGCGAGTGCAAGGGAAAGCTCCCCTGCGATTCGCTCCCGCTTGATTGCGACAATTTCGGCTGTGACATTACTGGTGGAAGTGTCTGTAGGAATATCTCGTAAATAGCCTGCAAATGCGGCTGCATGTTTTGGATTGGGTAAGTTTCGAATAACCCGCTCTCGGATAATGTCTCTATCGCACTGTTGTACTGTTCCGTCAATTCGATAAAAATCGCCGCAAGCCTTAAAAATAAGGCGTCCAAGTCCACTAAGGGCTTCGGTGTCACCGTGTCTAGCAAACTGTTCATAACACTCCCGGCTGTTGAGCATAGCTGCCAATATCGTTTGTTCTGTCGTCATTTAATGCCTTTTGAATTGTCGAAACGCTGACGTATTTCAAATCCCTGTCTAGCCTCCAAACCCTTAAGGAAGGGTCAAATAGCTGTCCGTACTCGGCTGCCAGCTTAATGGCCTTGGGGTAAGCGTCGCGGTCTAACGCTAGTATGCAGGGCTTGTCGCCCGCTGCTCGTTTAATTTCGACTACCCGTTCAAGGTTTAGCTGTGTGCCTAGCAGGGCTACCCCTAAAGCCCTTGCTTGGCCTACTTTCTCGGCGCTAAACCAATCCTCTACGATCACTGCGCGGTTAAAACCGCACGATGGACGTGCATAATGAATCCATGGTTCATTAATCTTTTCTTGGTACGAAAGACACTTAGGGTCTTTGTCGAATCCGTACGCTTGCACCCCTCGAACGTCTGCGTGGCCCTCTGGTCCCCTGATGTGCAGAATGTACCGGCCTACCTCATCGTCCCAAGCTACTTGGCGATCAATGCCGTACTGATTGCGGATAAATTCAGCCTCTATTGAGTTATAGGGGAGCCATGAGTATTGCCCAGGGTAGACCTTGCCCAACTTCTTAGGAATAGCCGCACCTCGAGCGCCTAGTGGCTTTGTGCCGTGGTTGCAGCCAGCACGGAAACATGTGCCCATAGCCTCGCCTTGGTTTCCTGTCCAAAGGCTCCACGATTCGGAGTGGTGGCACCTTGGGCACATATACGGCAGCACAGTTAAAACCTCCCTTTACCTTTCATGTCAGCAAGCGCGGCGGCAAAAGCTTGACGCTTTTCCTCGTAACGTACTTCCGCAGCGACTAGTACCCGCTGGTAATACCTAACTCCGTTTTCTGCTAAATCCATTTCTGCCTTCGTGGTTGCTATCCTTTCGGCAATATCCAATAGCGTTGCGTCAGTCATAATCGTACCAATCGTCGTCGTTTCTGAGTACTCGTCGTCAACTAGGACCGCATGCTCTAAGCTGCGGCCAAGTTCCCCTGTATCCCACGGATCGCTCTCTGTCACAGTTAGTCTCCCTTTGTGTCCATTTCAGACCCGGTAGTGCGCAGCAAATACTCAGCACGTATTGGCTTTTTTGCCGCCTTCAGTAATTCGCGCAGACGTTCGTTCTCTTGTCTGAGTCTCATATTTTCCGCGCGGGCGGTATCTCGCTGATAGCGCACTTGATCGATCTCGGAAAGTGTGATGGTCATGGCGTCGCGGCTGTGTGTGTACTAAATTGTGCTGATGTGGTCATTTTTATTGCCTCTTGCGCGTACGCCGACAAAACGCGTGTCAACTCGCAAAATGCCAACCGGGTCACAAATCCCGAATTACCCATGTTCCCGGGAACATGGCGCCCCGTAACCCCACGCCCAAGACCGAGCCCGCGCGTAAGTCCTTGAATATGCAACGTCTTTTTAGTCATAATGCGGGCCAGTGCTTGTAGTGTAGATGACTCCCTCAAGGTCACCTTCCCGGCCCAAAGTAGTTAATACATTTAACGTTAACATTCTTTGTGAGTATGCCGTCAAGGGATTTTTTGACTATGTTCCGATTGAAGGGTTAAGCCTGCGTTACCAGCGTACTGTTCAAGTACTCCTGGTTTATGGTGCGCGTAGCGCTGTAGCATCTTAGGGGATGCCCAGCCACCTAGCGTTTGTAAGACTCGCTCAGGCGTACCGTTCGCCATGTGATAGCTAGCCCAAGCGTGTCGCAAGTCGTGAAAGCGTATGTCACGCAGGCCGGTAGCCTCTTGAGCAGCATTCCAAGGACGTTGGAGGCTTACGAGCCGCTTTCCGCCATTAGCCCTACCTTCGGGACCGGTGAACACATATTCGGCTGATATGCCTTTACGTCGCTCTAGGATAGCCAAGGCAGCAGGAGCTAGCGGGATGCGAATAGGCCGCTTACCTTTAGCTTTCGTAGCCGGGATGACCAGATAGCAGGCGTCTAGGCGTATCCAATCCCATCTCAAGCCACGGACGTTAGCGGAGCGCAAGCCAGTCAGTACCGCAAACTCGGCTATGTCTCGAGCGTAGGACGGTAGGGCTTCCATGAGGGCGCGGACGTGTGCAGGGTCTACCCAGCGCTGCTCGGGCTCTGGTAACTCGTACTCTTGGATGTGCGGCGCTTCGCTCAATATCTTTCGCTTGACAAGCAGTTTAAGAACTGAGCGGATAAGAGCTAAGTGTCGATTCGCTGTGCTGACTGACGCACGTTTAACGACAATCTCTCCATATTGGGCGATTACCTCGGCCGTTAGCTCTTTAACGTCGTGGGCATTAAAGATCGCAGTAGAGCGGAATATAGACTCGTCCGTATGCAAAGAGCGCTTAGTCACCTTCGCAGAGCGCCATATATTCTGCGCCTCTTTCCAGGAGCACGCCTTACGCGGTCCACTCAAGAGTTTTTTGATAACATCCGCTCGAGCTTGCTGCTCAACTCGCTTCGCGATTTCTTTGTCCGCCGTGCCCGAACTGCGTCTAACAGTAACTCCCTTGAGAGTGAATTTAATCTGCCAGTACTCAGAACCTTTTCGCTTGTAGAGCATGATACTAACAATTCCTCTATTTTAATGCGGTCAAACCGCCACCGCGATCCTATCTTAACGCCAGGAAGTTTGCCATTAGCAGCGTGCAAAATCACCGTCTGCGGGGTTAAATTCAGTAGTTTCGCTACTTGTTTCGCAGTCATTCCTTGATAAAATTCCATAGTCGTGCATCTTGTAGATTCTATTGTAATAGTGGTGTGATGGAATTCGCACTTTGGATAACGGCTCATTATCTCGCAAATGCACGTATCGAAGGAAATCTCTACAAGCTAGATTTTGGACGGCGCATCGGTGAGCAGATATGCAGCCAATGCATGGGGCCGGTACCTTGTCCGATAAGTCGATCCTCGTGTTAATGCAGTGAATGTCGGTAAGTTCTTGATACTGATAGCTTGAACGTGTCATTATTGTATAATCTATGCTTATCCGGTTAGCACCCATGACCGCTATCCGTGGTGGCGGATGTCAGACAAATCGGGCCGCACTCAATATCTTCTTCCGGCGTCAAGTCGCCGTGATCCTGCGGAAGCTCGTCAAGGAATATGCGCATACCGTGCAGACGGCACAGACGCACGCCTAATTCCCGGCTCTGCTTGGCACGCCTATCAAATACTGCCGGGAAATGCCGTCTCACATTTGACCAGTATTTTGGCGAGGTCGCTTTTACGCATCCAATGCAATTGTTGTTTTTGAATCCCAGCCCGTACATAGCTGGCAGTGCTATACCCGCGCGCCGCAAGGCCGTATAGCAATCTGCCTTTTTGAGGTTATATTTTCGGAGAATCCACCATAAAGACAGTTCCGGGTTATTGGCTTCAAAGTTGGCAATGCGTTTGCTTTCGTCCGCAGTGAGGCCGAACACATGCAAGTCGTCCGGTCGCTGGTAAGCAAATCGAGGCATTTTTTTCATCTCGACGGTGCAGCGCGCTCCCTTGACCCCGCTCATGTATCGTGTTTGCTCAAAAACATCGCTGATAGTTCCGTACTTATCGGAATGGATAATCTCTATTTCATGATCGATCCATTCTTCAACGCGATACAAAAACGCACTGTTGTCAGGGTGTTCTTCCGCCAGCGTGTCGCAGTAAACTACACGGACGTTATCGCCATTCTCCACGGCAATCTTGGCGGCTACCGCGCTGGCAGCCCCGCAAGAAAACCAAACGACTGTGCGCCTCACCGGCCTATCTCCTGTGAAGAAGGCCTGCGAGTCTGAGAGCGTAAGACCACCCGTTGCGGGCCGCCCGGTTCGGTCGTGACGATGGACCGTTGGCATTTAGCGATCATGATTGTTCCCCAGTGGATTGAAAAGTAGATGCTTCCATGCTTATCCGGTTAGCACCCATGACCGCTATCCGTGGTGGCTCTCACGAACTCCGCCGCGACTTGCGGGACGATGGCATTGCCGTAACCGCGCAGGCGCCCCATGCGGGCGGCCTTGGGGTCGTTTTCGTTGTAGTAGTTAATCAAGATTTAGTACCTGTGAATGTTAACCGGATAAGCATGGTATAATCTTCCGTGCGGTAAGTTTGCGAAGGCGCTGCGTCTCACCACCGCTGAAATTTCCCGTTTCCCAGTTTTTACCAGCGTCTTTCTTAGAATCAGGCGCTAACTCTAATGCTATCGGTACTGATAGCTCTACGTGCGTCATGTTCCCCTCAGTGTGCGTAAAGACTTCGCAGCCTAGCCAAGTGCGAAATGTGTGTGAAGAAATCGCGCCTTGAACGGTCATTTTAGTATCTCATCAAATTTAGTTGCCACGGCGTCTTGCAATCTTTTTCTGTTGGCGGCGAAATAGGCGGAGTAAGTGGCGGCGGAGGTGGCTGCGTAGGCTGCGTAGGTGGCGGAGTAGGCGTAGGTGGCGGCGGCGGATTGGGCGGCGGCGGCGGCTTGGGCGACGGCGTAGGCGGAGTAGGCGTAGGTGGCGGCGGAGGTGGCGGAGGCGGCTGCGTAGGCGGCGCGGGATGCGTATTCGGCGGAGGCGGGGGCAGCTGCGTAGGTGGCGGAGGATGCGATGCGCGCTTTTAAAAGTAATTCTTTATTCCCTGTTTTCAAAAAATTAACCACCACATCAGGCGCGTTCCATAAGTGTAATACGCTACTTGCTGATTCTCTTGCATCTTTGTGCAGCAATTCCATAGCGTCAAATCGCGCAACAATGCGCCGACGGCTGGCACAAATTTTATCTTGCTGCTCTTGAATTTCCCCATCTAGATCCACTAAGCAAAGTATGCTTCCAGGAGCGTGTTTACACGCATCCGATACATGCCTAGAGGCGTGAAAACCTCTGTTGCAAATAGATATTTTACCGTCAAATTGTAACCACTCACCGTCCGCAGGGACCGGCGAACCGTCCCTTAGTTTAGTTCCGACAAAATGGTAAGCTCGAATCATTGCGCGTTACTCCGCTTCATTACGAGTTTCCAATAGCGAATAGATCGCCAACAAATACGGACGTTAGTCATGTCTATTTAACTCCTACGATAAGTATTGAAATGTAAAGTATTGAAAACCCGATAATAACGTAATCCATGTGCAGGGCTAGATTATCCAATCCGCGTCGTAAGACCGCCGCTAGGTGCGCGGCTAACTTTCGGTTCATCTTTCTGCGATTGTTCATCATCATGAAACGTATATTAGACGTTATTCGATAAATTGCAAGGGGCAATACGCCCCGCAAGGGGCGCGTAAAACAGTAAATTGAGAATCCTGTCACAATTATAACAGACAGATTTATTGATTCTTAAGATCGGCGAACAGCAGATAGACGCTCTCAAACGAAAACTATTTGGCCCCTTCGTTAAGCACGGTGGGTTATAATGCGCTCTCCTTACGGTTAACTATGTGGGTATGTAACACATTTTTAATGTATATAATTACAGTCATTAGTAGCGTCGCAATGGTTGTAATAACAATGGAGGCAGGGCCACAGGTTCCGCGTACGCGTTACAGCGCGCTGTAGCGCCCCGCAAGAATCGTGCCAACTCTAATAAACCTGTGGATAACTCACCGAGACTGACAATAATCGTACACACTCAAGCTAAGCCATTGACTCGCAAGGCAGTGTTAACGCATGAGTAATGCGCAGGCTAGTGGCTAATAGGGGTTAAAAAGAGGCCCCAGGAGGGGGGTCAGTCTTGGCTATATCGACCCCCCGGTGGTAGTGTTGTGTGCACCGATATCCGCGTTCTTTTAGGGGCAAAAATCGTCATTTCTCAGTGATCGCGAATTACACTGTTAGTTCGTACAGAACGAGTCCTGAGTTTTTAGTTTTTCTGGTATAACTCGTATTTAACAGTAGATTATTAACTACAAATTAACTATAATGTAACCTAAAATCCCTTGACAGGTTTTTAGACATAAAGTTATAATTGTTTGCAAGACGCTTTCTTCCTACGTATTCGTATACGAATTCGATGACGACTACGAATACGAGGAACACTAACTTGACATGATAAGCGCCCTTTAAGGGGCGCATTAATCAAGTATATCTTAACCTGATAATGATAAGCGGCCTTTAGGGGCCGCGTCATATCAAGACAGAATAACATGCGACTACGAAGTCGAATTCGTCATCGAATACGAATACGTAGGAGAGTACCTGTATAAATACCTGTATGAGATTCATTTCAGCGGCTTCCGCCGCCTTGACAGAGATACTGGATTATTCAATAATGTCTGTTAATGAATACATATCTGTACCTGATTCCGCTGGCGGAAATCCGCTGGCGAAACGCGCAAGCAAAGAAATTAACCTTACTGGCTAAGTTCCCGTTTGATTCTCGATCCCAAGCGCCTGCGCTTGGGAAGGCGCCGCGCAGCAAATACGCGGAATACCGGCTTGAGGGTGAGTGGTTCAGGCCAAAAGTGCTTGGCATGATATGCGAAGGCCTGGGGTTAAGGTACAAAAACCACCCGTATGGACCTAATCAAGCCAGAAAGACTCTAAAAGAAATGACCCTTAGTACCCATCAAATATGAAAAAACTAGAGCCAGAAATTGTAGACGCAATTGAAGCAATTCGCCGCAGAAAGCGAGATATCCGTAATTCCGTCCGTAGGGCTGCGAAGCTGAGTCGAGAGGATGTGAACGTCTTTGGCTCCCGGCTGGCTCGTCTGAACTTCCATTCGGACGATATTCCGTCTTTTGACAAGAAATGGTCATAATAGCTTGACATTATAGTACAATATCTGCTATTGTATATAGCAAGACACCTTTTTATTTCTTGTAAGCAAGCCTCTGTACTGTTCTAGAGAGGCGTCTAGAAGCCTCCCGCCCGATGCAATGTCGGGCATTTATTTCCCCTGCGAAGCGTTAACTTCGCTGAACTATCTCAATTAGGAAACCATTTATGGCCGTAGAAAAAATGTCTAGCATCAAGCCGACCGCGCCGCGAAAGCCTCCTGCTGTCGAACCGACTAAGGGCGAGTCAGGGCAGCCGGGAGTCAAGTACGGGGATCTTCGCTCGCTCAAGATCGGTAATCCGGCTAAGTCCGAGATGGCACATCATTTTACCTCAAGCGACAGTTCTGGCGGGAAGGCTGGTAAGGAAATGAGCAACGAAGGCTCGGTTTCTAAAGCCGGCAAGCCTGGTTATCCGTAAACCATGTCTAAAGGCGTACCAAAGCCAAAAGAAACCATGGCGGAGCTTCTGGCCCGCTTTGTCGATTTCCCGGCTTATGCGCCTTCTCAGGCGGAATTAACGAATGAACGACCTAAGCTTAGGGCTGCGTACACCGAATTCGTGAAGCGAAAGAGGAAGCGTGCTTGAAGATTCAAGAATCAGGGGTAACGCTTGATCGCAAGCGGCTTGAATTCATCCCGGCCGACGCTACGATTAAGCCGATCGGGGATCGAATGTTTGTCAAGCCGCTCCCGGCGCTTACCTCAAGCGTCCTTTCGGTCGTACATGAAAGCAAAGCCCTCCGGGGAGTTGTTCTTGCTGTTGGCCCCGGCTACCGCGAAAAGAAGCGTTATCGCAATTCGCGTGGTGAAGTGCGCGCGGTGGGAGAAACGGGACGAATTACTCCTACTCAAGTCAAAGTTGGCGACGTGGTGGAACTGGGCGGCCTTGAAATCGGCGGGTACAACTTCCCCCGAGTGATTGTCGGGCACGACGAGTGCATCATCTGCCAAGAGAAAGATGTGGCGTTTGTTGTAGTCGAAAATGACGCAGCGGCTGCTTGAGAAAGAACCGGAAATCGTAGCAGAGCTACTACCGGAGCCTAAGAAGTCAAAGAGAGGCGCTAATCTTAGACCTTATCACTTCAAGCCAGGGCAGAGCGGAAATCCAGGAGGAAGGCCGGTAGGCGCTAGGAATACCCTCACTGGCGGGTTTCTGAAAGCACTTTCAGCAGACTTTGAGAAGCACGGTGCAAACACGATCCAGCGTGCTAGAAAAAAAGATCCGGTCTCGTACATGAAAATCATAGCCGGGATGCTTCCTAAGCAGCTAGAGAAAGTGCAGCCCCTTGAGGAACTTTCAGACGCGGAACTTTCAGCGGGGATTGCGTTGCTCAAGTCCAAGTTAAGTGTCTCAAAGTAGCCATTACCCGCGTACTACGCACCTGACCTTCCGAGATTCGGACGGTACACACCCTATCATCTGGATTACTTTACTTGCCGCAGGCTGCAATTTCAAAACCCTTAAGCGGCAGCCCCGCGATAGCGCCGGAGAAGCTTTTAAAAAAGCTTGAGTTAGAGCTAAGTAAGCGAAAAAACCTCAAAAAGCTAGCGGATTATCGGCCGTATCCTAAACAAAAAGAGTTTCATGCGAACGGCGCTAAGTACACAGAGCGCCTGTTCATGGCAGGTAACCAGTTAGGAAAAACCCTTTCAGGCGGGTTTGAAATGGCTATGCACCTAACCGGAAGATACCCTGACTGGTGGGAAGGTAGGCGCTGGGATAGGGCTGTAAACGCATGGGCAGCAGGCATTACGGGCGAGTCTACTCGAGACACGATCCAAAGGATTCTAGTAGGTAGACCAGGCGAACACGGTACAGGCGCGATACCGAAAGAATGCTTAGTTGATGTAGTTATGGCGCGGGGTACGCCTAACCTCTTGGATAGCGTCAAGGTACGGCACGAAAACGGCGAGTTATCTCACCTTACGTTCAAGGCGTACGAGAAAGGCGTCGCGAAGTTTGCAGGTGAAACGCTTGATATTGTTTGGCTTGATGAGGAATGCGAGCTAGACGTTTATACTGAATGTCTCACTCGTACAAATGCGACGAACGGAATCGTCTTTATGACATTTACCCCTTTGTTGGGTATGTCTAAGGTAGTTTCTCGGTTTCTGCTTGAAACTCCTACGTCTGCGATTGTCACTAAGATGACGATAAGCGATGTAGAACACTACTCGAAAGAGCAGATAGAAAAGATCATTGCACAGTATCCCGCTTACGAGCGCGAAGCGCGGCTAAACGGTACTCCGATGCTCGGTTCTGGACGAGTATTTCCAGTACCAGCGTCCGAAATTACCGTAGAACCGTTCCCTATTCCAACCCATTGGCCTAGGCTGAACGCGCTAGATTTCGGATGGGATCACCCTTCTGCGGGTGTGTCGGTAGCTTGGGACCGAGACACCGACTGTATCTACATTACGCACGCGCACCGCGCTCGAGAGCAAACCCCCTTGATGTTTGCGGCGGCCGTAAAGCCTTGGGGCGACTGGATACCTTGGGCATGGCCGCATGACGGCCTACAGCACGATAAAGGCTCAGGGGACCAGCTAGCCGCGCAGTACGCGATGGCGGGCCTAAAGATGCTCCCACAACGCGCCACGTTTGAAGATGGAACTAATGGGCTTGAGGCGGGTGTCATGGAAATGCTCGACCGCATGAATACCGGGCGGCTCAAAGTGTTTTCTACCCTTGCAATGTGGTTCGAGGAATTTGAACTTTATCACCGCAAAGACGGATTGATAGAAAAGAAAAAAGACGATCTTCTTTCCGCTACGCGGTACGCGGTCATGATGCGCAGAGAAGCGAAAGTAAAACAAGCAAAGCGTCGCTTTGTTGATTACAAAGCAGGGTCTAGCACTTCTTGGATGAGCTAATGTCTAAAAATCGACCAATTCTAAGCACTAAGCAGCCCTTGGCTGCGATAAAGCTTACAAAGCCTTTACAAGATCAACATACGGTATCTGCTTCGGTTTCCTTAGAGCAAAAAGCGCTAGCAGATTCAAAAGCAGTGTGGGACGCCCGCCTTGCAGAACTCAAAGCCATTCGCCGATCAGCCGGTTACGAAGATTAAACCCTAGTGGATTACCCAGAAGTACCCGCAACTACGGATGAGGATATTGTCCGCGAAGCTCGCATGTGCCTTGAGCTTGCTATTGAGTGGGAATCGGATAATCGTAACCAAGCGTTATTAGATTTTGAGTTTAGGAACGGGGACCAGTGGCCTGTAGACGTTCGGAGAGACCGTGAGACCGACGCCAGGCCATGCATTACTGTCAATCTTACTGATGCAGTCGTGCGTAGAGTTAGTAACGCTTGTAGGGAAAATCGCCCGCGCATTAAAGTTGACCCGATTGACGACGCAACTACCGAGACAGCCAAGGTAGTTAACGGCATGATACGGCACATAGAGAATATCTCTGGTGCTGATTACGCTTACGATACGGCCGTAGATTCCGCCATTACAGGCGGATGGGGTTACATCAGCGTAACTACCGATTACGTCGATTACGATTCGATGGATCAAGAAATTAAAATAGAAGCGCAGCGTAACCCGTTTCGCATCTATTTCGACCCTAGTTCCATGCTGCCGGACGGCTCCGATGCGCAGTGGTGCGTAGAGTCCGATTTCATTAGGCGGGACGAATACCGCGCTAAGTTTGGGCACTTAGACCCAGGTGGGTGGAACTTTCAAGGCGTTGGGGACAATATCCCTAACTGGTCAAACAAAGAACAAATCCGAGTTGCGAAGTACTGGCGAATTGAGCACAAGAACGACAAGGTTCTACTGCTTTCAGATGGTACAACGTCACTTAAGTCTAAATTTAACGCTCAAGCATTCGCCCTTGCAGGTGTTACCGTCGTAAAAGAGAGGGATACGGTTGTACCTGTTGTTAAGTGGTATCTCTGTAGTGCTTTCCGTGTTTTGGAAAGTGGTAGTTGGCCGGGTAAGTATATCCCTGTGGTTCCGGTCTATGGTCGTTCTCTTGATGTTAACGGCAGAGTCAAGCTTAAGGGCATGGTCCGCGATTTACGCGACCCCGCCCGTATGTACAACTACTCTGAAACGGCTAAGACAGAAGCTTATGCGCTTCAGCCTCGCGCGCCTTGGCTTGGCGCGGAGGGCTTCATGGACGGGCACGAACCGGCATGGCGCGACGCAAATCGCAAACCAATTGTCGCGCTTGAATATACGCCGACAAAGAACGTAGACGGTACGCCTAATCCGCCTCCGATGCGTCAGCCACCTCCTCCATTAGGTGCTGGTTTCCAAGAATGGTCGCAGACTAACCAATCTAATTTCATGAACGTTGCAGGTATGCCGCACGATCCCGGAGCGGATGCAAAAGGGGAAGTAGTCTCAGGCGTAGCGCTTAAGCGCCGGCAGGGATTATCCGATATTGCGCATTTTGATTTCTACGATAATCTTACTAGGTCCATGCGGCATTTAGGCAAAATCATCCTTGACCTTATCCCCCACATTTACGATACGCAGCGCATGCAGCGCATTGTAAAGCCTGACGGTTCTTCGCAAATGATAGGGATTAACCAAAAGAAAGTAGACCCTATTACTGGCGCAATCCTCGAAGTTAAAAACGACCTTACAGTAGGCCGCTATGACATTTCCATTGATACCGGACCTGGTTATCAGACTGCGAGAGAAGAAGCTACTGCCGCTAAATTGGAATTACTTGCTACCCCCCTCGGAGAAATGGCGGGCAAGGTTGCAGGCGATCTCATTGTTAGAGGGATGGACTGGGACGGCGCAGACGAGATTGCGGACAGACTGCAAGCCCAAATCCCCGGAGCAATGACAGACCCTAACTCAGACTTGCCACCAAAAGCTCAAGCGATTGTAGCCGGCCTACAAGCTCAGTTGAAACAAGCGCAACAACAAGCAATGGCGTTTGAACTTGAACTTAAGAGCAAGCATCATTTAGAGCAGATGAAGCAAGACGGCGAGACTGCACGTACTCGAATGGAAATTGCGGCTAAGATTCACGACGCAACATTGAAAGCCGATACAAGCAAGTTTGATACGCACGTTCGCAGCGTTACCTCTCGAGACGTTGCCGAAATTCAGACAGCCGGCCAATTAATGAATACGCACGCCGAAGCAAGCCACGAAAAAGAACTTGCAAAGATTACGGCTAAATCCGCTGAAAAAGCGGAAGCATCTAACGTTTAAATAGCGGGGTAGCTCAGTTAGCAGAGCAGGCGGCTCATGCCCGCTGTGTCGCAGGTGCAAATCCTGCCTCCGCTTCCAATATTTATCGACCCCCGCTTGATGAGCGGGAATGACGGCGAAAATCCAGTTACTCACTCTGTCTAGTGAGGTTATATATCGTGGAATACCCATGTCAATCAAATCAGTTACTAATGCGAATTTAGCGGAATACGTGGCGGAACGTTCTATTAAGCCTACCGAGATTCAAAACGGCGATCAGATGACTAATGCAGTCACAAAGATTGCGGAAGTCAAAAATCCGGTAGTAGAGGCAAAAGAGACTAAGCCGAATGCGGCTAATGCTCCCGACCCCGGCGAACAAGAACCGACCGCGAAGAAGAAAAACCCTGTCCAGCCTCGGATTGATGAGCTTACCGCCCAAAAGCGGGAACTCGAGGAATTTGCAGAATCCGAGTACGAATTGCGGTTACGCGCAGAGAGACGCATAGGTGAACTGGAAAACCAGCTTAAAGAAGTTAAGCCGGAAGTTAAGCAAGAAGCGTCTAAGGAAGATATTGAGCCGGACCCTACAAAGTATACGGACCAGAAAGAGTTTCTAAAAGATTGGGGCGCTTGGAATCGCAAAGAGGCTGCTAAAGAGTTTAGAGCAGAACAAGCGCGGCAAGAGCAAGCCAAGATTCAGGAACAACAGAACGCGCGTATAGCTGCACAAATTGAACAAGCAAAGCAGGATTTACCTGATTTTGTCGAAGTCATTGAAGCAGCGGGCAAAGAAAATCCCTTCGTACCGGAACATATCAAGCTGGCAATTCTTGATAGTGACGTAGGCGCGCATTTGGCCTATCACATTCGCAAAAATCCAGAAGATGAAAAACGCTTGTACTCGCTTACCCCCGCTAAGGCTTTGCTAGAGCTTGGAAAGCTTGAACTTAAGTATCTCAAGGAAGCTAAGAAAGACGCTTCCGCGAACATAACCTCACCACAACAAACAATCGAAACAACTAAAGCACCTACCCCCCCGCCAAAACTTAAAGGCGCAGAAGGCGGCATAGTTTCAACAAACTTAGCCGCACCGATGAACTTTAAGGATTACAGAGCGCAGCGCTTAGAACAGCAACGCGCACGTAATCGACGGTAAAAGTAGGCGCTCCTTAACGGAGTCTAATTTTAATGGCTAATAACCTTCTGACAATTTCTCAGATCACTAACGAGGGCCTTATGGTCCTTGAAAATGATCTTTGCTTTGCGGAGCATGTGAACCGCTCGTACGCCGATCAATTCGCCCTTTCTGGTGCAAAGATCGGTTACACGGTTAACGTCCGCAAACCCCCTCGCTACTTGGGCACGACTGGTCCGGCGCTTAACGTGGAAGATACGAACGAAACGTACATTCCCGTTACCCTTACCACGCAGTTTCACGTTGACGTGCAGTTCACAACGGCCGACTTGGCAACCAGCGTTGACATGTTCAAAGAGCGAGTTATCAATCCGGCAGTGGCTACGGTTGCGAACAAAATTGATCGCGACGGCGCAGTGTTTGCTTACCAGAATACCCCAAATGCAGTGGGTACCCCTGGAACGCCTCCGGCTAGTTTCTTGAGCTTTACCCTTGCGGGAGCGGTCCTCGACGGGGAGGCGGCCCCTCGCGACGGCAAGCGAGTAGTCATTCTCGATCCGTTCAGCATGGCCTATGCACAAGACTCGGTTAAGGGTCTCTTTAACCCGCAAGCCCAGATTTCTGAGCAGATTCAGAAAGGCATGATTGCAAAAAACTTTGCTGGCTTTGACTGGTACATGGACCAAAACGTGGTTTCGTACACGGTTGGCGCTGCTGGCGGAACGCCGACCCTTGCGAATAACACTTCAAGCGCATGGCTTGCTTCCGGTTGGGCTGCTACGGGCACTGTGCAAACGACTGGCTGGACTGCTGCGGTTGCGCCTCGTTTGACTGTTGGCGATATCGTTACTTTCACTGGCGTGTTCTCGGCTAACCCGCAGTCTCGTGGTGCTTACGGTTCTAACCGCCAGCGGCAGTTTGTTGTTATTGCTCCGGTTGGCACGTTGACCAATGGCACGTACAACGCAGCAACAGGTGTCTATAGCTCTACTGCTGGCGGATTGCTTGACTTCTCTGTCAAGAATTGCGGTATCTACGGTGGACAGTTCCAGAACATCACGGCACAGCCGGCAGCTAACGCAGCTATGCAAATCTGGGGCAGTGTTGGCGCAAGCGCTGGTGTCGTGTCTCCGCAGTCGATTGCGATGCACAAGGACGCGATTGCACTTGCTTTCGCGGATTTGGATCTACCGGGCGGTGTTGATATGGCTGCGCGGGCGGTTGACGAGGAAGCGGGGATTAACTTCCGCGTGGTTCGTCAGTACACCATCAATAACGATGCTCTGCCGTGTCGCTTTGACGTTCTGTACGGATATGCGTCTTTGTACCCCGAACTTGCCGTCAAAATTGCCGGTTAATTATAGGAGAATGTAAAAATGCCTTTCACTAATGCCGGTCCTTCTAGCGAAGTTACGGTTAATACACAATCCCCGCGCAGCACCGCGCAATTTGATCAAACTATTGGCGTCAATATGACGCCGGTAGCGGTCGCAACAATCAGCACCGCTGAGCAGAGCTTTGGCGCTAACGGCGCTTCTTTTGCAACGGCCGCTACGGGCATTTTGCCCGGAGACGTTATTACGGCGGTTTCCCCTCCGTCTAGCGCCCTTGTTGCTGTGAGTGGTTTCCGCGTGGATACCGCTACGTCTGATAAGTTTTACATCAGTTTTACTAACCCGACTGCGGGTTCTGTGACGCCTCCCTCTGGTGTGTGGCTTATTACCGTTCGTCGCTTTGTGCAGTCTGCTACGCCGACCCCGGCGACGCTTTCGACTGTTCCTAGCTCGATCACTCTCAACTAACCTGGATTCGCAGCGGGACCGCAAACCGCTGCTTCCTATAAAGGATCATTCTCATGCCAGGTAAAGCAATTTATTCCCTTGGTAATCTTATTATAGACACGGCTGTTTATTTACCGGCTGCCGCGTATCCTACGATTGCGGCCAGCGGTATCGGTACGACTACGATAACGATTCCGGGTGTTCAGCCTTTGGACATTATTTCTTGGAACGTGCAGGGCCTTCCGGCTCACTTGGCACTTGAAAATGTCTATGTTTCTGCTCTTAACACTGCGGTTTTTACGTGGTCTACGGACACTTCGGGCATTTCTGCCGGTACTGTTCCTGTCATGCTAGAAATCACTAGAGCAGACGGCGCAAATCTTGGAACGTCGATTTTGCCTACTACTTTAGCTTAAAACATGTCTACCGTAACCAGTACAGCGCAAGACTTGATTACAGGGGCTTTGCGTAATATCAACGTTCTAGCAGCCGCAGAGACCCCTGCTGCTTCTGACTCGGCGGATGCGTTACAGGTGCTTAATGACCTTCTAGAAAGCTGGTCTATTGAAAACCTTAACGTGTACTCGGTTGTCGAAAATATTTTGTATTTTACCGCCGGCCAGTACCAATACACAGTAGGTAATCCAGTTGGCGGTACGTTCTTAGGAACTTTGATAGCAGGAAGCCCGATCATATCGGGCGTAACTGCTATCCCTTCTAATCTCATTGTCGGCGGTACTCTTACTGACGTACAAGCATCTATTCCGGCCGGTACATTAATTACGGCGATTGGAATCAACACCATTACGATGAGCAAAAATGCATCATCGACGGTCTCTAGTCTTGAACAAATAACGTACACGGTTCCGGGAAACTTCGCGATTCCGCGCCCTTTGCGCATTACAAACGCATTCACTCGAGTAACTACGTCCGGTACTTCCGGCCTTGACTACCAGATTGATTGTGAAACAACCAAAGAAAAATACAACGCCATTGGTTTGAAAGGGCTTCCCGGCTCTCCGTGGCCTATCCTGCTTTGGTATAACCCTACGTTTCCTTACGGTAATCTGTACTTCTACCAAGCGCCACAAAGCGCCGCCGAACTACACCTATTTACCGACACCATATTTAGTGATTTTACGACGCTGAACCAGTCGGTTTCTTTGCCACAAGGCTACGCTCGAGCGATCAAAAAAAATCTAGCTATTGAATTAGCACCAGAATACGGAAAAGCGGTATCTCCTACGTTGCAGCGACAAGCCGACGAATCATTAAAGATGGTTCGCGCCTTGAACAGTCAGCCAGCGGTTACGGCTTTTTACGACGGTGACCTAGTGTTCAACAAGCGAACGGACGCAGGGTTTATCCTCAACGGCGGATTCGGCTAACGCATGGCCGCTAAAGGCTATGATCCTGGTTTCGTCGGACCTTCTTATCAAGCGCCGATGGCGCTCCAAGATGCGGAAAATTGCATCAATTGGTACGTAGAGGTTGCCGAAGTAGACGGCGCTAAAGAACCTGTAGCGCTCTTGGGCTGTCCTGGCTTGAATGCCATTATCTCTACACAGACTGGGCAAGTGCGCGGATTGTGGGTACTCCCAGGCGGATTAACCGCCCTTGCCGTGGCAGGTAACGCGGTCTATCTTATTAAACAGACTACAGCAGCCACCGCTACACAAATAGCGCAATTTTCAGCAACCGCTGTAGGCACGATGGCAACCAATTCCGGACCAGTATGCATTCGAGATAACGGGGTTATCTTCAATGGCGAAGGCGGCTATGCCGTCATAGTAGACGGATCTACTAGCCTGTACTATTACAGCATTGCTGGGGCTACTACGTTTCAATTTACAGGTAGCGTTACGAGCGGATCCCCCGTTATTACGTTGCCAGGCACTTTGCCTACTGGCTTGCTTATATCGCCTACGGCTACGCTGTCTGACACTGGCGGAGCGTTTAACGCCAATTCCGTCATATCATCCATAAATTATTCTGCGCCGTCAATTACGGTTAACGCTAATGCGGCGGTTACAGTGGCTAGCGACACATTCACGTTAACTATTCCGCAGTTCGGCGTCTTAAGCGATCCAGGCTATCTAGGCGCTACGCGAGTTACCTTTGTTGAGGGATGGCTTACTTTCAATCAGCCAGGAACGCGGACATTTTTCCAGACTGGCCCCACGCCTTACACGCTTAACTTTCCCGGCACGATGTACGCCTTGAAAGACTCAAGCACGGACAACATCGTCACGCAGTTTGAGAATGATCGGGAAGTGTGGTTTGTCGGAGAGCGCACCAGCGAAGTCTGGTATAACGCAGGAAATAGTTCTGGTGTTAGTTTCTCTCGAGTGCCGGCTGTAGGGCCGCAAATAGGATGCTCCGCTACGCACTCCATTACTCGGCTAGGGCAGAATCTTTGTTGGCTTGCCCGTAACGAGCAAGGCGAAAACGTAGTCATACAGACTAATCAATATTCGTATGATCGAATATCAAACCATGCCATAGAGGCTGCTATTGCTTCTTACCCTTTAGTTTCCGATGCAATTGGGTACGCTTACGAAGAAGCCGGCCACGTCTTTTACGTATTGACATTTCCGACTGCGGATACTACCTGGGTATATGACGTTACGGCATCCGCATTACTTGGTAAATCGTGCTGGCATCAGCGGTTAAGCTACAACAGCACTACGGGGCAGTTTCACAGGCACCGTTCTAACTGTTTTATGAACATGCAGAATCTTCGCCTTGTCGGTGATTACCAGACAGGACAGATACACCAGATGAGCCGTGCGTACTACACCGATAACGGAGCGCTGCTTAAGTGTCAGCGCAGAGCGAAGCACGTATGGTCTAAAGGGAACCGCGAACGGGTATTTCAGACTTCTATGCAGGTGGAATTTACTCCCGGCGTAGGGTTACAAACGGGACAAGGATCTAGCCCACAAGCGATGCTCAGGTGGTCCAATGACGGCTCGTTTACGTGGTCTAATGAACACTGGCAGTCCATCGGAGCGGCGGGTCAGACTCGAAACCGCGCTAAATGGAATCGTTTAGGTAATGCTCGGGACAGAGTGTACGAGTTGAACTTCACGGACCCAGTACCTAGAGACATTATTGGCGCTACGCTGTTCGCGGAAAGCCAAGAAGAAGTAGCGTGAACAACAATCAAATCCCTACGTACGCTCAAGCGCTTGTTGACCAAAAAGGCAACACGTCTCGTCCCTGGTACTTTTGGTTCCAGTCTGTATATCAGTTCATATCCGGCAGTAACGCCACTACCGGAACTCATACAGCTACATTCACGGCGACTAATAAACCAGGTACGGCAACGACTGCGCCCAGCAAATGGCTTCCGATCGTAATAGGCGGAATTACCTATTACATTCCTTTGTGGCAATAAATCCTAATCTTTAACAGGCTACCATGCACACTTGCACCCCGTATAAATTTACCACTACCGCGTCTACTAACTTGCAGCAAGTAAGCGGAGCGTCCGAGACTTGCAAAATCGCGGGCATTGTTGCTCAAGATACAGCCGCATACGATATCTTCGTTAAACTGTACTGGTCGCGTCAAGGGGAAGTACCCGTAGTCGGAACCACGGTTCCTGACATTCAATTTGGCGTCCCTGCTCCTAGCACTACAGTAGCACCAGGACAGCTAGTGCAGTCGTTTGCGCTTCCTATTGGGCGCATGGGTCCGCTGTACGTTTGGGTTACTCAGTTACCTTCTGCGACGGATACGACCGCTACCTCAGCGGGCGACGGAATTATTACCCTTCTATTGCAGCAGTAACCCCTTGTCCGATTATCAGCAAATGCTGAAAGATGCGGGAATAGACGAAAACGTAATACGGCCTCTGTACGAACACGAGCAAGACGTGGTTCCGTGCGAAGGTAAGTTTTACGTGGCGGACTCCACCATCCACGGCAAAGGTGTATTTGCTTCCGCCGATTTCGCTAAGTTTCAAATAATCGCGCCTGCCCGAATTGGGCATAATCGTACCCCAATCGGCAGATATGCAAACCACGCATTTACCCCTAATTGTAGATTTATCAGTTACGGCGGCAAAGATTTGCATCTACAAGCAATGACGGATATTGCAACCGGCGACGAATTGACAGTTCATTACAAAGACGCTTTAGCAACTAGCGTTAAATCTCTCAAACATTCGCAATGAACATTATTCCGCAGTGGGATAATTTGCCGGCGATTAGCTGGAAAAACAAGGTTGCGCTATTGACTTACGAGACTTCAAAGTTAAAGCAAACGGAGTGCCCAGTTACTCACATATTTGAGCCTGGTCGCTACATTAGGGAAATGCGTATTCCGCAAGGAACTCTGTTTTTCGGCCGCGAACATTTACTAGGGCATGAGTGCCAACTAAACGAAGGGGCACTTACCCTAGTTGCCCCCGATGGGAAGTTTACGTTTACCGGCTTTGCGTCGATTCATTCTAAGCCGGGATTTCATTCAGTCTTTTACACCCTGACTGACTGTGTATGCCGGACGGTTCACCCTAACCCCTCTGATAGCCGTGACATTGATGCGCTAGAAAAAACCATATTTGGATCGGCACAGGACCTTATAGAAAAGGGGCGGCTTGTCAGTGATTCATTAAAGGAATTAGAAAAAACATGTCAGGCGTAGCAACAGCTATAGGCGCGGCTGCGGTAATAGGAGCAGGAGCAACAGCGTATGCCGCTAGCTCCTCCGCAAGCTCCGCTAAAAACGCGCAGAACATTGCTCAGAATCAATACGCTAACGACGTATCGCTTGAGTCGCCATATAACAGTGCCGGCGTAGGCGCGCAAAGCCAGCTTAACTATTTGCTAGGCACTGGCACTCCGGGGCAGGGCAATACGGCTAGTTCAAGCACTGCGGGTGGGTACGGTTCGCTTAATGCGCCGTTTACTACGCAAATGTTCCAACAGTATTCCCCTGCGTACCAGTTCCAGCTTCAGCAAGGCAAACAAGGCGTCCTGAATGGTTCCGCATCTAGTCAAGGCGCGCTTTCAGGCGCAGCATTAACCGGTCTCGATCAGTACAATCAAGCGTCAGCTAATACCGCATTTAATAACGCTTTCAATCAGTACCAGACACAGCAATCTAACATCTACCAAAGACTTGCGAATACTGCGCAGCTTGGGCAAGCCGCTGCAAGCGGAGTCGCACAGCAAGGCTCCGCGCTTTCTGGACAAGCAGGACAAGCAGCCGTAGGCCAAGGGACGGCTATGGCTAATGGAGCTACTGGTGTAGCCTCAAACTTAGGGCAGGGCGCGGTTAATGGCGCACTGTACGCGCAGTATGGCGCAGGCGGCCCTAGCAACGTAGGGCAGTCTGACTACTTGAACAACGCACAAGACGCGCTAGACAGTAACTCCACTATTCAAAACCTGTACGGACCTTAAAACATGGCAATAGGTGACTTTAATCCCGTACAGAGTCCTGACGCGGGGCAGACAATTAATACTATTCTTGGTATTCAAGCCAAGAAGCAAGCCTTGCAGACTGGACAATATACGCAACAGTCTGCTCAAGCATCTGCTCAGAATGACTCTAGAATAGCAGACGAACAAAGCCGCATTGCGGCGTATGTAAGTAATCCGGCGAACAAAGGCAAAAAAGCCGCCGATATGGCTGATGACATTAACTCCGTAGCTCCTACAACCGGGCAGGCGTATTTAGCTAACAGAGTAGGGCTAGAACAGAAAGAGACGGAACTTAAGGCGGCACAATCGAAACTGTCGGAAGATAACAAAGGTGCGGCAGCTAGCGTAATAGGCTCGTTTGTAGGGTCTAAGTTTAAGAACGCGGACTTAGCAAACCAAATGGACATAGCCACTAAGGCTAACCCGCAGTTAGCTCCTGTGCTGAGTCACTACAAAGACTTGCTGTTGTCTGGGCAGATACCGGACACGGACGGTAATACCCCTAATCCGCAACGTGACGCTTTGGTTAATCAAGCGACCACTAGTTTAGGAGGCAAGAGTCCCCTTACGGGCGGCCTTACGGACACAGGCCCAACACTTAATCAAACGACCACTAACGCGAACACTGGTGCGGTTACGATTGGAGCACCAGCGGCTACCAAAGGGCTTTCGCCTACCCAGCAACCAGGGTACATCGCATCTGCTACAGGGGCAGGGGCCCGAGCTACCGGTACGGCTAGCTCTGACATTGAACGCGGCAACCAAGTTAGCGCGCTTGTGCAGCCGTCAAAAGCGGCTATTCCTCTTACGCAACAGATTGATGACCTTGCGAATCAGATAAATTCGGGCAAACTTGCGGCAAGTATATCGAAAGCCGCAGCGGCAGTTGGCATGTCGGCTGACACTTATGCGAGGCAATTGCTTGAAAAAGACCTAGGACAAGTCAAAGCTATGGCCATTCAATCGGCCGGGTCTGATTCAAGGGCGAGCACTATCTTGTCCGGCTATCCTACCGCAGAATCCGACCCGCAGACAATACACGCGGCTATGGATCTCACTCGGGGCACGTTTCGCCAAAACGTTGCTCGCGGCGAGTTACTCAATAAGGTTAAATCTAAAGACTCGTCGTTGCAGGGATTCCAACATGCGGACGATACTTTGACTGGTAGCCAAGATCCCCTTATGCATGAGTTTAAAGCTCTGAATACCAAAGAGGCGCGCGCTGCTTTTTACAAGCGGCATTTTTCTACTATGCAAGAGGCTCAAGAGTTTCGCAACAAAGTAGCCGGAATGTCTCATGACATTAGCCAGTAACTCCATAGACCCGGAGATTGCAGAAGCGTATGGCTCCGCTCCTACGTCGACGGCACCAGCAGCTAACGCTGCGTCGTATGATCCTGAGATATCCGAAGCGTTTAAGGATACGGGCAAAAAAGACGACAAAAAAGGATTTAGCTTATTTGATAAGGCTAGGAATGTTTACGGTAGCTTTGTAGAGCCGGCTGTCACGATGGCCACTGGGGCAATCGCGAAGCCGGTATCCGATATAGCGGGGCTAGCT